TTTTGTTTGAACGCCATCGGGATTTCTGCAGCCGATTGGCTGATGCCGGTGCTCGATGCTTCGCGGAAGATACGGAAGGTTTCGTTGAAAAGGCTCTCCTCTATTTCCGACATGGGGTGGAAGTCCTTTTCATAGATATGCTTCAGGGCACGTTCCAGGATATTGCTATCAAATACGAAAGCGGATTCCGTACCGCCGGCTTTGCATTGCAAAGGTGTGGCAGAGCCGGACATGTAATCTATATCATCCAAGTCGGGCAGTTGCCAGTCCTCGTAATAGAGTGAATTCATCACCAGCCTAAAGCCCCGTCGTTTTGCGGGGCTTTTCCAAAAAAAGAGCCGGCGGCATTACGGGGCTGTTGCGTGGTCTTGCCATCTTCGGGTCCGTCTTTACCAACAAGTGGAATCCCCGCTGCGGCGAACGGATTGGCTGCTTTTCTCTTCTCCTCCAGTTCCGCCTTCAGCTGTTCATAATCCTGCGGTTTCTCAATGTACAGTTGTTCGTACAGGTAGTCGTCGGCGACGGGAATACCAAATACGGATACGGCTTTTTCCAGTAATTCTGCTTTAATTTTCACACTTTCCATATCCGGTTCTTCCACATAGACAAATTCGCCGCCCTGGGTATTAATACCCAGTGAGGCGAACAGTGCGGTCATGTCATAGTTCAGCAGGTTCAGTATGCTTAACGCGTCCTGTTCGATAATTTCCTGTTCCACCTTGTTGTGTATGGTTCCAAGCGCCTGTGTTCCAGTTTCACTTGCTTCGGTTGTAAGCGTGTTGCCAAGTACCGCCTTGCTCATTTCCGCATTGTAACGGTCAACAAGTGCGGAATACATGTCGCTGCTGCCGGAAAGGCTTCCCGGTTCCACAAATTCGAGTGTTGTCCCGTCCGGGCAGAGGAATACGGATGCACCGCCTTGTGCGGCCGCCGCTTCCAACGTGGCATTCCGCGCTTCCGGATCTGCTGCGTCATAGGTGTATTTACGCACCGGACGGCCGAATATCTCGGCAAGTTCCGCCCAGTCGCCTATCGTCCCGCGTTTGTAGATAACGTACGGTGCCGTACGCGCCAGAATTCCCAGCGGTTCCTTGCCGCGTATCATCAACAGGTCTGAATATTCTTCGAAAGGTTCCCCGTTTATGTCAGTCTGGCGGGTTTTGATGAGGTTCAATACCGGGTCTACGTGCTTTCTCGGAACCATGTAGTAGTCTATCCATCCTTTCTCGTTGATATAGAACTGTACAAGTGTAAATCCCCAGTAGTCAGCATCCAACGCGTCACTGATAAACCGCAGGAACCAGGGGGAACTGATTTGCCCATTTACTTTGTCGTCAGCTATCCCGTTACGCCGGAATTCGATTTTCCGTCCCAATACTCCGCTTTTCCGTTTTTGTACTACGCTGAACAGATGCGGATCCATCATTGATTCGCTATATATATCGTATAGTTTTATCCTGCTTGTGAAGTCCACATTTTCCGCGTTACGGATTGCATTCATGTAGTCATTCAACCCGATGCCGAATCGCTGCGGCTGTGTCAGTATTACGGTTGCACCGGGCCGCGTCACGTTACTTCCTTCAGTAATACGTTTTCCGGCAGGCTTCGTCGCACGACTTTTGAAAAAAGGAATTTTGAAGCTCATGTTTCTTTCTGTTTTTTGGGTTTATCAATAATTACATGTGATTGATCCGTTTAGGATTGCTTTTCATCAGGTAGGGATTATTTTGCTGCAGTGTTTCATCCGGCAGAAGTGGTGCCCCGTCAATGGTAATTTTGTAGGCCGCCACTTGTTTTAACCATTCCACTGCCCGTTCGTACCTGTCCTTTCGGACTTGGGATATTTTCTGTG